AGTCTTTTAACAAGAATCCATTTATAAAAATAGCATTATGTATTTTAGATGCGTAAAGAGTAAATTCAAGCTCGCCATATAATAGGGTATCAATAGGGATTATTACGCCTGAAACACCTTTATATGGCATATATATTGTTTTTTGGTTCTCAATGGATACATAATCTAATCGGGCTTTGTTATTCTCTTCGGAGGCGGGAAGTCTAAAAAAATAATTGGGATTTGCAGACCATGCGAATGGGGCCAATCCGTTAGTACTGCCATAATATTTATTACCGATCCGTAATTGGCAAGCAGCCAACGGCATGTACGTGCCCCGGCTATTGTCCCAAGGAATCAAATCCATATCCGCTATCGTCTTATAGCTTCCAGATACAGCAAAGGCCCCTGATTCGTACACTGAGGACGCACCTTTAAAATCCATTATCTTTGTTAAGAGTTCCAGCCCGCCTATCATTGATAAGTCACCGACAGCACCCAAACACCTGGCTTGTATAACATTTGTAAACGAATAGTCTGAAATATCCGGCTTACCGTCCACTATTTTATAATTGCAGTACCTTTCCTGTATTCCTCCTATAAGTTTATGCGCATCATAAGCACGTAACTCTAAATCGTCATTGGTGATAACCGTATCGCCATCATACAGATACATGTTCCAGTTTTTCGGATAAAGAAACTGACGGTAACATTTTCTATCTTTATTCGTATTTAAACGTGACGAAAGAACTTTTGCATCTTCGTAACTCTCTTCCGGAAGTAAATTCCCAACCGGATAATTACTGTCTTTTACTGTTACTTTATTATAACCGCCCAAAATATCGAGCGTATGATTATCGCCGCTAAAGCCAACTTTTTGGACGTTGATAGTAAATCCCCTCACGGTTGCATATGCGGAAAAGTCCAACGCATACTTATAGTAATCGCCTGCATGATCCACATCTACGAAGTAAAGATCACCCCTCCAATCCACACAAGTCCAATTGAGGAATTTGCATATCTCTTCAAGCACCTCTTTTAGTTTCATTGGCTTGTCATCTTCATCAAAGAAATTCTGTTCACTTATCATCATGTCCTTCAGAACATTTGTCCAAGCCGTATAATTCGATTTATCCTTTGCGTAAACATGTGGAATATATACGTTTGAATAACAGCCTCGAGATTCAGAGACACAACGGGTTAATAATTCCCATAAAGTTACAAACCCTCTTTCTGTCCCGTTTTTGGGTTTATAATCGATATACTCCAAAGCGGACATGGCGCTGACACATTCAAGTTCCAATTCGAATATAGTACTGCTATAATCTTGTGTGTACAACTCCGGCTTGATAAAGCCACACCACGTTACCACGCCATCACGCTTAAATGTTACACGGTATTGCTGATAAGCTGTGGAAAACAAACTTTGCAAATAATCCGAACCTACTATCCGGATATTGGCCGTACTGAACCTGGACGGGACGTATAAGAAATCATCATCATCGATATCTACAGTAAATGGATTTCCAGCCCCCACTAATTCAGTAGGAGCCCCCACATACCCTTCTTTCTCTATTTCTATAATGCAAGATTTATTACGGAGACTTGCAAAAGGAATCGTATAAATCAATCCGTAGCTCATAATGGTTTCTTTCCTTGTTTTTTTAATGTGTTATTTATGGAGAGCAGAATATCCGGTCCGAGCACCTTGGCTTTCCCAAATTCTATTTGGACCCTATTTGAACTCCCCAAATTACCAGAGTTGATAGCATCAAACAAATTAGATTGCTGGGTCATATTCAAAATCATTTCCCCTTTATTCAGACGCGCCAATCCTTTATCTCCAAAAGATGTGCCCCCTAAATAGATCCCCCCTGAATTAAATCCGGGAGCGCTAATTCTCGCTGCTTCTATCATAGCCATCATTGTCGCTATTTGTCCCGCTGCCAGAGCCGCCCCGACAAAAGGTATTCCCGCATAAGCCGCTGTACTCTTCGATGCCATTTCTGTAACAGCCGCCGCACTTTTCTTCTGACTATTTTCTAATTCCATTTTTGTCGCTACCTCATCTGCGGCTATTTTAACAACTGTTCCTGCAACCGTTCCTGCTGTACTTTTCTCAAGTCCTTGCTGTGCCTCCTTGGCGCCAGCCAACTTTTTAGCCAAAACTGATATATTCTCAATAGTACGAACTATAGACGTAAAAGAATCAATCGTATTTATCATTGCATTCCAAATGGCCATGATTTTCTCCCATCCCGTTGCATCTACATCATTCATCACATCACGAAGGCTCGTAAAGGCCGATACGACACGATCGGAGCTTGTAGCGATATCCTTGATCCCTGAGTAAAGCGATTCATCCAGCTCCTTAGTGAATTTTTTCACGTCTTCTTTTACTTTAGCTAATTTCAAAGCCTCCTCCAAAGTAGGGACATTGGCTATCGCATTTGACAGTTCATCCGAAAGTTCCTTACCTACTTTCTTTGCCTGTTCCTGTAATTCTTTTGCGTATTCCTTTGCTTTATCAAGATTCTCAGAGGCAATATCCACTTTTGATTTTTTATAATCAAAAGTGGTATCGCGTGATTTCATCTTCACGGATGGGATATGTGATATCGCCTGATCCAGCATGTCCTTGATAAAAGCATCAGCCCTCTCACCGATTCCTTTAATGCTTGCGGCAGACTTAGCGGCCTCAACCGATAGCCCCGCAAGATGTTCATTGAAAGCCTTTTGAGAGATAAGTCCTTTTGAAAGCAAGGTTTTATTTTCTTTAACCTTATCATTGTACTCCTTCTGCACCTTCTCCATCTCTGCGGCCGCCTCATCATATAAAGGATGATCAATAACATCCTGAAGCATTTTGAGATATTTGCTATTAAGTATCTCTTTGTCACCTGACGCTTTGGCCTCTATCAACATCTTCCTCCCGAGTTCATCGACAGCTTTATAATATTCCGACTCCAACATCTTCTCGACTTCCCGGCGGGCATCCAATTCCCTTAAGGATTTAGCGTATTTCTCTTCGGCCTTTTGAAGTTCCGTCTTTTTAGAATCAGGTTCAGGAGGTGTAGAATCAGCCGTAGCCACAGAATTAGCAATCTCCTTGCCTAATCGACCTTTAGCGTCTTTTAGTATCTTGGCGTGTTCGATAAATGCATTCAAGTCATCTTTAAGCCCGTTTTCCCAGCCTAAAGCATCTTGGGTATGCACATCGTATTTCTTTTTAAATCTTTCCTCTTTTACTAAATCCCCACGAGCCATCGCCCAGTCCGGAGCCATACTTCGTATCGTTTTGCCATTATATGATTTACCACCAATCTTTCCTAATTCATTTTCGCTATCAGCCACCTCTTTAGCAGCCAGTTCGGCTCTTGCTGCACTTTCTAATAATGATATACGCTTTTCAATAACTTTGTTAACATCTTGATTAACACTCAATTCAGTCCCTAAAATCCCATTTATCTGGGCTAAAATTCTTTTCTTATCTGATAATGTGACATTGGTCTTATTGTATTCCTCTTGCAGAGCGCGAATCTTGATTATTTCAGGAGTTTTTGAGGGAACATCATTCATTCGTTTCTGATATTCATCGAATAACCCTTTTATACGCTTTGACTCCCGATAGGCATTATACAATTTAGCGACTACAGCCCCAATGACCGTCAATATAGCCGTAGGAGCCATGGATATCAGGGTTGCCCTAATCGACATGGCGGCCTTAGAGAACGCCATTTTAATGGAGGCAGAAGTTCTCTGTGCTTTCCACGCTATTTCATTGAATTTTTGGCCGGCATCTTTAGCCGCCCGGCGTGCAGCGGATTTAGCAGCCAACTCAGCCCGGGATATCGACAGAAGTATTTTATTCACCAACCGGCTTGTTACCATAACCATGATGGCGGCAACCGTATAGGTAATTACCGATCTTATATTGTCAGCCGCCACCTTTACCGCGTTCGTTAGCCAATCGATCAAGGCTTTATATTTGCTCTGTACTTCCGTTCCATTCACGAATTCAGTGAATGCATTCTTAAGCCGGTTCACGGAAGTTTCCAAATTATCCGTATCTACGTTGGGAATCATCTTGTCAAGAGCCTCAGCAAACTTAGGAAGAACATCTTTACTCATTAATTTGCCCTGCTTTAACAACTTGTCAAGCCCCCCTACCGATACCCCTGCGGCTTTTGCCATGGCTTGCAGAGCGATAGGTAGGCGCTCTCCCATTTGTAAACGAAGCTCCTCTGAACTAACCTTTCCCTTGGACATCATTTGAGATAATGCCAGAAAGACGCCGTTGCTATCTTCCGCACTCATCCCAAATGCGGTTACTGCACGGGACACAGACTCAAATATTTTCCGCTGATCCATCATAGACATGCCCGATATGGAAGCGGCAGCCGTAAACTTAGCGTAATTCCCGGTCAACGCGTTGATCTCAATACCATATTTCTTCGCCATGTCCAACAAAAAACGCTGGTTATCAGCGAACCGGACCATGCTACCGGATACATTCTTCAAAGCAGTGGTAACCCGGCTGGTTTCCCTGGCAACATCGATCAGACGGGATACAAAGTTGCTCAACCCCAATCCACCGGCACCCAGTGCCGCCGCAAAAGTTAAGACCTGCATCTGCATCACTCTTAGACCGTTTTTAACGGAATTCGTACCTCTCTTGAAGTTTTCAGTCAGGAGGTTTATCGCAATCGAAAATGATAATCTACCTGCCATACTATTTATTTATTAGTTTCTTACCCTCTTTCATAAACTGTTCGAAGCGGTCTATATCTTCATTTATTGCTCTTTCCGCTTCCCTGGCCGCCTCTACTTCCTCCCATGGGAATGTTATCAGGTCCATAGCCCCGTTTTTCATCTTCTTGGAATCAATATGCGGCAACATGGTAAAGAATGTCCATAACCGGCTGGCTTCCATCTCTTCTTTACGTTTACGTTCATAGGCTTCAATATACATGGGCAAATCACACAACTCCATTTCCTCCAATGCATATGTAGCATCCAGACCGGACATGATAAGCGTTGACACGATATTGCCTATCATCCCCGGAGTGGTATCGGAATTGATCTTATCTGTACCAGCTCGTTTATTTTGAAACTGGGCCAATACAGACATCCTATTTTCCAAAGACAATACCATCTCACGAACCAATTTCCGGTTGGATAGTGTCTTTTTAAAAACATCAAACGTATATACTTCTCCTTTAGCAACTATTGTGGAGGTATATAACAATGCGTTTACATCCTCTTTATCTGAATAGTCCATTAAAGAAAATGATTTACCCCTGAGTTGTTCCCAGCGGATAACAGCCTTTATTGTCAATCTTGCTTCCATCCAATTTATTAATTAAAAAGGCGGCCATCTACGGACCGCCTTCGATATTCATCATTATTGTATTTCTTATCCTCCCACCCCGACAGGCTCAACCGGGGCAAGGGCGCCAATTCCCTTAAAAGAAGCACTGCATGAAACAATCTGTCCATTATCTGATTTAATGGATAAGGACGTGATAATTACTTTACCCGTATAGTTCTTTTGCTTTGTATCCTTAGTGAAAGTTCCACCGAAATTATCCTTATCGGCAGACGCAGGGCTCCCCAAAAAGAAGTCAAGTACCTCACCTGCTATCTGCTTACTCAAAAGAGTGTCAAAGCTCATTGCACCTTCTTTTCGGGTTAACAATGATTCACTTGACAGGGTAAAGCTTTTTTTCCCAGGAAGCGAACCGGCCCAGTCCCCCATCATTTTATTAGAAATATCAATCTCTTCTGTTGAAACATCCAACCCGCAGCTGGAAGCAAAAGCAATAGGTTCATCACCGATGAAAAGCATAAGCTCCCCCCGATAAATGTCTTTGCTGGAATCTAATTTTGTTGCCATTGTTTTTAAAATTTTAGTTTTACGTTTCATATTAATCAATTGAAAACTGCAAGACTTGGAAATATTTTCCGGATTCATAATCCTCTGTAGAATCTTCCATCCTGATTTTCATTACCGGATCTACAAAATCCCCCTCCAAAGCATCATAGATAAGACTTGCCAATTCCTGGGAGCGGGTGTAATTATCACTCACGGCAGTTACGAATATGGTCGGAACCTGACGGGCAACTGCCATCTTGGTGTACTCCTGCTTGAATCCATCCCGTTGATATATAATAAAATCTCCCTCGGTTCCATTCGGGGCAACCAACGGAAATATTTTATCACCTACCATTGTCTTGATACCCAAAGAATCCTGCAAGATAGTCCGTACCTCTGTTGTTACTTTAAACTTGTTCATTATCCCCTGTCGTTAATACGTTGCACGGCTCTTTCAATCCCCGCATATAGAGCATCCATCGCCTTCTTTTCCTCAGAAACTTTCGCATCTTCCCAGAATCGGTTAGCAGGCATAAGTCCGCGAGATGCCCCCGCCCTTACGCTTTTCTTTCCGGTGGTAGTTCTCGCCCTGGTTCCGGCATCAACCAAATGGGAGTGATTTCCTCCCGGACGATCAAAACCGGCCAAAGCCCCTAATTTGTTCCGTTTAACCCTGGTGGTAAAAGAGTTCATCAAATGCCCGGTCTGCTTCCCGTGATGCAATAGACGCGAACGTAAATTGCTACGCCCTCTCACACGAAAAACATTCACAGCGGCCCGAAGCCCACTTTTTATGGCCTTATCCTTCTCAAAGGTCTCTAACTGGTCTACCAAATAAATTATGTTTTCCCTGTCTATGGTCCTTATCTGTATCATATATTCAGTTTTTCAAGTGTGATTACAAGCGTGTTATCTCTTTGTGGATCAATCATCTTTATCGCATATTCCACTCCCCGATAAACAACCCTCTGGTTTTCTTTAATCGCCGGATAATTCCGAACCTGGAATACTATAATACTACCAATAAATTGCTCCATGGCATTCACTCCGCTCTTGTCTGCAACAGCAGACATCTTCCGGCGCGAAGCCTTGCAAGTCAACACCGTTTCATATCTATTGGATACAAAACCGTTCAGGTCCTGGCTTTTCACCTCTTCCCTGAATTCCAGAATCTCACGTAACAGTCCCGCTTTCATTTGGAGTAATCAATGTATGGTTGTAATAAATAGTCCAGCAAACCGACTTTGTCCCGCGCCCGTTCCGCGACAAAGTTGACTTCCCGATCCCGAAACAAACCTCCGGCAACAAGAAGGATAGCTGAGAGAATAGGGTCGGGCAGCTTCCCTTCGCTATCCTCCAGCGTATCTAGATCCCGACGTATGTGATTAGCTACAGCCCCTTCAGCGGCGGCAACATATACACCAATGATACTATCATCATCGGTGTATTCTGTTTCGATGTAAAGGTGCTTCTTCGCCAAATCTAACGATACGTACTTCATGGCTTACTTCATTGAGGCAATGGAGAATGACTCAGGGCGAATCATACCCATATTCCAATAAGAATTAATCACCAAACGTACAACTCCCTCCAACATGCGGGAATACGGATCCACTTTGATTTCCAGCGCTCCCCACTGACCTATAAAGTAGTCATTCCAGTTACCAAAAACAATGCCGAATTCATCTTTAGCGGTCTGCAAGCCTTTAGGCAGGTTATTGGTGCGAAGCGCTTTATATCCGTTAAGAGTACCTTCACCCTTATCGCCAAAAATGAAGCCTCCGGCACCGGAAGCATCTTTCACTTTAGTTTTGGCCTTACCTACCAAAGACGGGTGCATAATGTAAGCCAAATTACCAAAGAGCGCATTGTTGATATCCGCATTGGTTTCCAACTCCACAATTTTAGCCCAATCCATGACACCGTTAATGGCCGGCACTGTCTGAAACAGCCCGTCGGGCGTATTATCATTGTGAGCGTGCGTACCAAATGCGGTTTGCTCAACCTTTTGCGCAATAGCAGCAGCCAACGTTTGTCGAATAATTGCCTCAACCGAAGTATTTTCCTGGACAAGCAACTGCTCGGAGATATCAACATAAGCCGTCAGTCTCTTGGGTTTATAGGCGTCACCTTTGCTGAATTGCCCGGCACCGTCTTTGGCTTTAGCGTTTTCACCCTCCCAGAAAACATTGGAACCGCTATACTTCGGCCAATAAATATCCCCCTGTAAACCGGTCATAAATCTGGCTCCCGCCTGAGCCAAGACCAAAGAGGATTGAAGCGGCAGCAACAATTCCTGCTGCTCCTGATCAATGACTACTCCCGTAGCCGATTCGGTTGCCGCCGTAAACATTGCCCGCTTCTCCAAGCTCATCGGGATTACCAATGAATTTTGAGATGACCTCGTTACCCCTGCGCTATTATGCAGGCGCGTTGCCGCCTCAATAACGGAAGCATCCGCATCATGCTGTCCCTGTCCGGAAATATAGTTGGCCAATGAACGACGGAGAGAAAAGCGTTCCTGACCGGGTTCTACATGGGGAGTCCCTTTACCTCTGTTCTCGGCCTCCTTGGTTGCAATCTCCATATTAATGTCAGTCATCCGGCACTGGATCTCTCCAAGTTCCGTATTTTCGCCCTCGTTTAACATGCGTTTTTCGGCTCTCGCACCATCAGTTATCGCTTTAGCACGGATAGAAAGCTGGGTTCTTTCGTCTTTTAAATCTGTAATTGATTTTTCTCTTGGCATAATCGTTAAATTAATTATTAAATAATTTTTCTATATTCTCGTAATATTCATCCAACTCTCCGGATTTTCTCTGTTCTTCCTGTTTACGAAAATCTTCTTCGGCCTGCTCCTTGCCTCTCATATAAACCGATGTTTTGCTATATGCGGCATTATATACAGGCGCGACATCATATAAATGATCTATTTTCAATATTGTCCGCTTCCATGTTCCATCACTTTTCTTTTCCCAAGTCTCTTCCTCTACATCAAAGCAAAAAGAACTCTCGGCGATCTCGCCTCTCCGGATATTTTCCATCAGCTCATCTCCGAGCCCGGTCTTTGGAGCCTCAAAACGGTATCTCAATCCCTTGCTATCAATAGATAATGTCAACGAGCCAGTCCCCCGATTGCATCGGGCAAGAATCCCCCGACTTTGGTCATGGTTTAGCAACGCAAATACATCACTTTTCTCAATAACACCATCCAGAGCTCCATGCTCAATCACCTCTTCAAAACTTAAACCGTCCGAAGACACGCCAAAAAGCAAAGCATACCCTTCAACGGTTCGCTTTTCTTCGTCTGACACCACTTGATAGGCAGTATTTCTTATTTCTCTCTTTTCATCCATAATCAATCCTTTTCTTCATTAACCACAGAACTGTCGGACAACTTGGAATTTTTATCTATGACAGGGTCGGCTACCGCACGATCTAATGTTTGTGTATTGACTTGCACAAAGGCTTTATCTCCATTTTCTAATCGGGGCAAATTATTCTCCCGGCGAATTTCATTGGGTGTCATCCCTGCAACATAAAACATATCCTTTGCATATGCGGCCTGCGCCTTTTTGTCTGTACGCAAAATTGCCGATGTATCAAATTCAGCCAATATCCGGCCACGTTCGGATTTAAGAAAAACTTTCCGATTGATCTCCTGCTCAATCTTGGTAATGACAGCCAGCACCGTATCCGTCAGGTATTGAAGCTGCGTAGCCTCAACAGTGGAGTAGCTCGATTTAGACAGGTCAAAAGCCTTAACAGGAGAGACGGAGAAAAAACGGCATAAATCCACCACATTAAACTCCCTGGACTCCAATAGTTGCGAATCCTTGGGACTGATAGTGATCGGCTGGTACTTCATATTCCCTTCAAGCACAGCAATGCCATTGGGTTTCCCCCCTACAGAAGAAGTACGATTTTCCCAAGTTTCATAGATCTGGTCTTTTTGTTTTTTATCCAAGCGGCCCTCAAATGCCAAGATACCCGCCACGTTACCGCCACCCTTAAAGAATCCTGCGGCATGCGCCTCACTGTCAGAGGCGATACCCAGCGTTTGCCGGGCATGGGTCAGCGTAGACACCCCAATGATTCCGTCATAAGAAAAGTTCAATACATGAATCATATCCTTAGGCTGTACCAGATCCTTAAACCCTGTAATCCTGTAACGTTTTCTACGAATGCCTTTCGCATCTACTATCCATTCTATACCTACTTGGAAAGAAGGAACATAGATTAGTTGTAAATCCGTCCCATCCCTTTCGATATAGGCATAACCGTTACCTGTTAAAAGGACTGAGGCCATCAATGTTTTAAAGAAGACGTACCTGGTCATGTCTTCATTAGGCTCTGTATTCAGAACATGGTAAGCTGGATGCCATTTACACTCCTTCTTAAAACCTTCTTCATCCAATTGATAGGTTTTTAATGGCAAGACAGCCACACTGTCAGAAATCAAGTCCACACACCGATAAACAGTAGAAAGCAACATTGGCTTATCACGGCTCAACAACAGCGATCTTCCACCGGAACTCCAAGCAGCTATATTAGATACCTCCTGTTTGGACGCTTTTCTAATCTCAATATTTAGAATTGGTATTTTCATTGTTTTCCTTTTACCATCTAACCAGAAAATTGTCCGACAGTTAATAGAATTCCCCGTACCGCGGAGACATCAGATAAATGCCAAGGGCTTCCAGCTTGGCTATTACTCCGTCTATTTTCTTCTCTTCAAACTGCTTCGACGGTTTGGTATTTCCATTCCGATCCCGTGCCATAATCACATTGCGGAAACAATGCCGGTTAATGACATTGTTGTCAATCACTGCCCGTCCGGATAATAACAAGCGCTCCATCTCCTTTGTGGGACGGTTAAAGTTTCCCAATGCTTGGGAAAACTCCTCCATCGGCAACCCCTGATCTGTGGCGTTGATAACAAACTGTGTTGCGTTCCATGCATCATAAGCCACTTTTTGAATGAAAACAATCTCCCGGATACGCATCAGGTCATTGAGTATATAATCATAGTCCGTTACATTGCCCGGCGTAATGGTAATCAATCCCTGCCTACGCCAATCGCCATACAAATCCTTAAATCGTTTTTCTTGTAACGCCGCCTCTGGAAGATAATACAGGGTTTTAAAGTAATATTTGTCCTGAGTCGGAAACATAAAACTCATACAGGTGAGATCACTCGTACTTGATAAGTCAATACCTGCATAGCAATCCATGTCCCGGAATTGCTCGAAATCAAGATTGGCAGAAGCGTTAAGGATGTAGTGATCCGGTATCCAAACAGTTTCCGCATCACACCACATATTGATATTCTTCGTTTTGATTCCAACTTCTTCTGAAGGAGAATTTATTGCCTTTTGAACCTGTTCCCTCAAATATTTAGGCTTTACTGTGACCCCTAAATTAGGATTACTCTTGCCCCACACTTTTTCATTTTTCCAATCATCCCCTTCATCTAAAGCATAAATCAAAGCAAAAAGGGTATCATCTTCTTTCAAGCCCTTCAACACTTCCGTACACATTTCACGAAACTGGTAGCATGGACCCAATTTATCAAAACCGGCGGTAGTGATAATGATACTCATCGGATCATCACGCATACCCTGCCCGGATTGGAGTACATCTTTCAAACCTGAATTTTTAGCCGCATGGTATTCATCAAGTAAAAACATAGACGGATTAGGGCCATCTAATTTGCTGGAATCAGCGGCAAGCACTTTCAAAAACGACAATGTTTTATCGAAGTTTATTTGATCGCGGAAAGACACAAGATACCGATGCTTAGGATCAAGCCCGGATACAAAGTTACGGCACATTGTAAAACTAACCTTTGCCTGATCTTTACTGTTAGCCGCCAAGTAGACTTCCGCAGCCGACTCGCCATCGGCGATAAGATGATATAGACAAAGTGCAGCCGCAAAAGCCGACTTGCCATTTTTACGGGCCATCTCAATGTATACAGATGAAACCAACCTGCACCAAGAGCCATCCTCATCTTTTTTATAGAATCCGTAGATACTTGCTACTGCAAACTCTTGCCAAGGCAGTAACGTAAACGATTTTCCGGCATGACGACCGGTGTAATGCCTCAACAAAGAAATAAATTCAATAGCATAATCCGCCCGATTCTCTCTAAAATCTATATCATCCCGTTCAAAAAGAACATAAAACCGTTCGACGGCCTGCTTAATAAACTCTCCCACTACAATCTTGCCATCTCTAACATCAGCGGCATATTGATAGTATCCTTTCATCGTCTCTCACGGGCCCCTTTCTTTAAAAATTGGTCTAAAGGAGAATCATTTTTATCTTCTGATTTCATAGCCTTAATATTTCCACGGCTTTTAATAGTCAAACCATACTCTGTCATGATTTTCATTACCTGAGCATAGTTTTTAGTGGCAATATTTTGAGCCGGATTAGCTGCTTTTTCGTATTTTATCTCAATAACGGGGCCTTCTTTAAGCAGGATATCAGTTGCCTGCATATACATCTCGTAGCTGGTTGCAAGCATTCTAATAGCTCCGAGATCAATATTCTGAATAGCTTTTCTAGCATTTAGCTCTTTTACCACATCCTTTATAAACTTCTGTGTTTCATCGGATAAATTATCGGGCATTACAAATTTCACCATATTCTGTTTTTTATAATAACCACATGAATGTCCGACAAATAAAACGTTAATGCTTTAACAAATTCAAAATTTGAAAAAATTCCGTGCGTGTGAAGAAGGGTTGGGCGAGGTTTCGGAAGTCGATTTGCTCAAAATTCAACCCCATACCCGTGGAACAATGTTAATCCAGTTTTAACACAGTGTTTCACGGAAACACTGCCGTGGAACATAGCAGACTGCGTTTTAACATATAGTTCCACGAAAAGTGGAACAAAAAAGCCCCACCTTTACAGATGGGGCCACAAACTATTGCTTAGTTATCGTCAAAAAACAAAAGCAGCAGCTTGACTTATCTTCTTACCTATATCGGTCAATGCACCGGCCAAGGTTTTTAACTCAGCATCATTAAACCGAATGGGCTTCCCGTTGACAATACTTCCATTTAAACGTTGGTAAAACCACTGGGGAGACCTCTTAAAATATGTTTTGGCTAATGCTGAAACAGAGATAAACGGCAACACCGATTCCAACTTCTCTCTTAGTAATATTTCATCCGCTTCTTTGTTGGTGTCCTTGATGCATTCTATCAAACCTTCCGCAAACTGATCCATATCTTGATCCGCCAAAGCTTTCATCTCTTTGTCTACTGCCTCAATCTCCGCTTCGGTATTAGCATTGGCAAAGCGTTCCTTTAGTCTTTCTATATCTGTCTTCATAACTTCTTTATTTAGCCTCCCTGTCTTTCAAGGGAGGCGGTTGACAACTTACATTTCCTTTAACTTTTTAGTTAATAACTCGATTTGATAATCAAGCTCTTGTTTATAATGCCCTCTGTCCTGTAGCTCTTTGTAGTAGCGAAGGTAGAACAGCAAATCCTTCTCTAACTTTATCCGTTCTTTACTTACCGGTTTTTCTCCCATATTGCTTTTGTTTTTTGACACTACAAATATAATAACATTATTGTTATTAAGCAAATATTCCAATAACTTTTTTGTTATTATTTTGAGTTATGTATATTCTGATGGCATTGCTTACAAAGGCTCATTAAGTTGTCATAATCGTATGCTAATGATTTACGCTGTAAAGGATCATTCGTAGTCATGAATGATACGATATGATGAACATCCTCAGCCGGTGTAGCCAATCCCTTTTGCCAGCATACCTCACATAGAGGGTTATTCACCATCTTCCATGCTCGAAGCCTGCGCCATCGCTCTGAATTATATATCTTACGACGGGCATCATCATACATATTATTGCTCTTCTGTTCCCTCTTTTTGGGTTTGTAAATAGTCGGCATATGGTATTTCTCTTAATTGTTTAGAATCTTGAATTATCTGAAATGCTATCATTTTGTAACGATAGCAAAAGTGTTTTATAATATCCTCTTCCGATTCTAACAGGCTGGCCTCAACATCTTGAATGACATAAAGCACCGTGTCCTGAAAGATGTCCTCACGAGATAGTGAGCCATGAAACGTATCGAATTCGACACAACAAAGCGATCGAAGCTTAAGATAATTCTTTCCGATTGCTTCGGCCACCTTAGGATAATAACTATTTCGCTTGTACCTGTTTCTCATTTAGAATCAGATTACCGGAATCATCCGTTATTTCCCTCAAACTGCGCGCAACCATGCTTCTGATTACAACTGACATATTGACTCCCATTTTCTCAGATACCTCTTTCAATAGCATCCAAGTATGTTCATCAAATCGGACTGACCTTCTTTTGTTTCCCATTCCAATACGACTTATTAATCCTCTAAAACATATCAATAATTATAATTCGCCCGCCTAGGCTGATCAAGCCGGCGGCTATCCGTCAGCCGTGACAACTCTTCCTCCTTCCGGTGTATAGAAACCATCAGGTTATTACGAATATCCGAAAGACGCAGCCACTCTTCCAAGGAGGGGGTATCTTTAGCTCCCAGCTTTTCATTGATCCGGGCTAACTCTTCACTGCTGCGATTAATTTGACTACGAATACACAGTATCCGATCCTGTCTGGTTTGAAATCCACCCAGACCATTACTATCTATCGTTGTTTCCATTTCTGTATCGAGAATTAATATTTCTTCCCGTGCATTTTCCCACGGTGTTCATTATACTTCATCTTCTGCTCAATGTGCCACTCCAAATCCATATCGTAAAATTCGGCAAGCTCAAACACCTGACGAATAGCATAATTAAGACATTCCTCCGTTGTGTATTTGTAATTCACAATATCTTTGATGATAGCATAGCAGTTCTCGGTAAATGACTTCTTCCTGCTTACAATGTATGCAACAATGAATATACCATTCAAATTAATACCCCGAAGACCGGCCATATCAAGCATACGAATAACCGTATCGGCCAATTCATCCTCAACCGTATCTTTGACCAGCCTTTCAAAAGCATCCACAAAAGCCTCAGACATATGATCGGAATTGGAACTGACAACCAATTCAAATTCCGCTTTGTCAGCCCGCCTGCCTTTCCTGTCAGCTTCTACAGCTTCGGACAACTCTGTTATTACAAGCATGAAACAATGATTGTCACTCAATTCTCTATCATGAAATCCATGATCACAGGCATTTTGATAAGCCCTGTTACGAAGGGTGTTCAAATCTAACATAACGTATATCTTTATAAGTTTAACATTCAATATTCTCCGTCCGATGCACTCTTACTTCATTGTACCAGTTCCCTTTATATTCGCGGGCTTCAACGGTAAAGTTAACTCTGATCTTGTCTCCTACTTTGGGAGGGTTCTCAACAGGACCATCAAAACTGCAAACGGAAAAGCGCATCTTGCTGTGATAA